GCAGTGTCAACATCAAATTTCCAAGTAACTTGCAAACTATCGCCAGAAGCGACATTAATTGCAGAAAATACTTGACGAGCAAGCAAAGTGCCAGTAGAAGCGGCATTTAAAACGCCACTTTCAGTAATAGCAAATGAAGCCCCAGTTGTGAAGTTATAAGTCAACTGTAATTGAGCGGTGTCGCCTGCTGTGTCAGTAGTAACTACGCTGACAGAAGCGGAAGCTCTTGCACCACCAGAGGTTGTAATTTCAGCCTCTAACTGTGTGTTGGCGTCTGCCGCACCAGTTGTTCCAGTTCCAATTCCAACATAAGTGTAAGCGTCAGGTGAACCCGAGCCGTTAATACGAGCGGCGATACCGGCAACTCCGGCAGTAGTTATCAAGTTTGCAATAACCATACTGTCAACGAAATGCCCTAATAGTGGAGAGGTTAAATCATTAGAGACAAAGCCCTTTTTCATTAACCAAGTGTATAACTTGTTTGCCTTGAAAATCGGTTTTATATCTCCGTTTTTGTCGGTCAATTTATACTCCACATTTTCTTTTAATCCAACTTTGGATTGTTTAAAGATGTTCATAATATTATCCTTTAATGTGAGTTAATTAAATGGCGATTTCTAACGATTTCTAATGACAAGTTATTCCTCGTCAACTGCTTCCTCGACTGCTTCGTCAACTACTTCGTCAACCGGTTCTGTTTCCGGTTCTACGCTCTTGTCAACTGCAATTCCCTTGAGTTCGTCCAACACTTTTTCTGCTTCTGCGTCGTCAACTGCTCGTTTTTGAGCTTCGGCGGCAAGTGCATGGTCGTTCTCATACATTCGGCAATATGCTTGAACTTCGGCAGTTATTGCGTCTTTGGTTGTCCCCATTGGGAAAGCCAATCTGCGTTCTGCGACTATTTCACCGTCAAGCAATATGTCAAACCAAATGTCCAAATAAGAGGCGTTGTCTGGCAACGAAAACTCTTTTTTTGCGTCCTTGATTTGTGCTGTGTATAACATGATACGTTTTGTTAATGATTATACGGAAAGTTAATAATCACTTCCGTCGTTATAAGGCACGGACGGCCTGACTGATCTGTCAAGGTTCGTGTCTTTCATTGAATTAATTGCCGTCATTATATCCACCTCATAAAGTTTCTCTTTTTCTGATAGTGGGATCGGCTTGTCTTTACTTGATTTATAAGCAATGGATACGCGCCTTGCCAAAAGTTCGTGGAATTGGCGAGGGAAACCATGAGTGTAATCGTCCGGGTTAGTTGACATATCATCTGTTGAAGTGAGATTGGCAAAGTCTGCCGGAAAGATTATCGCCCAAAGTTTTAAACCGTCAGTTACATCAATTATGGCGTCGCCTGACAAAAGATAAATACCTTGATCCCAAATATCAAACTCCGGCGCTTTATCAGCGTAGATAGATTGTATTGTGGTTTCGTCTATTGCTTTACCATAGACAGTTAAATCGGTTTCATTTAGTTTTTCCCAATTAGTGCCGTCTAGTTTTGCTTGAAGGTATTTAATCCGTCCCATTATTTCGGCCGGCAGATCGTATTCACGCTGTCCGGCTAATAAATCGCGCTCAAAGCGCAAACCGAAATAATCCTCACCTACTGCTTTTGACACTTCTGCTGAAATATCATCTTTAAAGATATTGGCCAGCGTTAAAATATCAGCGTCAGTGAAGGTGGTTGAATTAGTTTTGGTATAATAGCGGACTAATGTTGCGAACTTTGTATTAATCATAATGATTGCTTATAGTTTGGCGACTTCCTATGCTTACATTCCAGCAAATCCGAAAGCGTCAATGTATTGTGTTGTTAAATTAGCAACATCTAATACAGTTGTTGACGGAATAAAGTCAGCCGCAGTTTCATTTTTAACTACTAAAAAACCTACGATTGCTTTTAATGCGTCGTTGTTTTCGGGATTGCCAAAGTTTATATCACTTGTTTTTGCTACACGACCGATTGCAAAATCGTTACCGTGAACCCAAGTGCAAGTAATAACTCCTGTTGCCGCGACGACAGAGGCCAACAGTGTATAAACACGTTGGTAGTCGTCTGCCAAATTGGAACTGTCAGCGTCATTAACTCCCTTTGAAGCTGATAATGCTGGGGCGTCCGCAGTGGTTGTGTCAACAGAGATATTACCGTTTGCCTTTACGGCAAAGGTATTAGCGTATTTTGCAGTAACCGAACCACCAGCTTTAATGGCTAATCCGGGTGCTTTCAAACACACATTTTCAATGTAATTTCTTGGCATAGAATTATTTATATGAGTTTCTTAAATCTAACTGTGAGTTAATTACTTAACTCAATGCGTCCTGAACGTCGGACGCACGGTCAATTTTTTTGTCTTGCCCTGCTGTCATAGCAATTCTGTATTTCTCGGCAAGAATATTGGCCGCTGGAACAGGGATATTGACCATAACTCCCTTTTGAATTGTCAACTTATATCCATTGATTTGGACTGTGTCAACTGATCCCACTGCTTCATTTTCCCCTAATGGGATAATAAAATTAGTGTGTGGCCCTTTAGCAAGGATAGCTTTTGTTTGTGCAATAATATCCACTTCCTTTGCTTCCTTTACAGATACAGGTTTTACAACCTTCTCTGCAACGATTGGTGGTTCGGGAGTAGCAACTGGCTCGGGAGTTTTGACTTCTTCTGCTGGCGTTGGTGGTGCTGGTGCTTCCTTTGCCTGTGCTTTGTCCTTCTCTACCGCCGGCACTTCTTTTGGTGCTGGCTTATCCGGTGTCTTTGAACTTTCGTCGTCTAACAACGGATCAATAGCTTTGTCTTTTTCTTTTACCATAATAGTAATGTTCCTAAATAATTATTGTTTAATTACGGCTTTGGCGTGCAATTTCCTACTAATGAAAGATACTAAACAAGAGCGCTTTCAAGTCTTGTGATATAATCCTCATTAAGGATTTTAGCCACAAAGGTTGCTTTCCAACCGGAAGTTGCTCGTTGATCCAAAGGATCAGCAGAACCGGCAGAGCCAAGAGGTTTAACAATATTTTTCATTGCTTCGCCTGAAACTCTACTTATACCGTAAGCGTTTGCGGCCATAACAAGTGTGCAATAAACATCAATAGCACCTGTTCCCGCGCCTGTCTTAACTTTTGCGTTGTTTGTTTCTATGAAACGAATATCCTCGTATGTGCCAACTTCGCCTTCCATTACGGTTGTTTGACTTGGATATTTTTCAACTGGTATCCATTGGCTTGAAGCTATTGCTAAGGTCTTAATCTTTACTAGAATAGTTGGGTGGGCAATAGCAACAAACGCTGGTTTAATCGGAGTGGTGTTGTAACCAGTAGAAGCATTAACTTGTCGTGTAATCTTTTTAGCGTCATTTGCTTTTAAAGTAGCAATCAAAGTATCAAGATTTGCAAGAGAGGCCACATCACCAGCGGCTACATCAGCCGTTGCGACATTACCTGTCCCTGCGTAAGTTGCGCTTGTTCCAGCAACTAAAATATCACGACATAATTGATCGAGTGTGTCGCCGGATTGATCGCCCATAATTTCGGACGCTTCCATTAACACTGCGTCTTTACTTTCGTAAGACACAATATCAGTAACCGTTATAAAATCGCCATATTGAGCGACTGTTGCGGTAATATCGGTAACTGAAAGCTGACTACCCGCAGGGGTTGTCCCCTCTGTTAGCGGAGTAGTAGCGGCAGTTAGGTTACCATATCTTCGAAACTTAATAACTTTTGTTCCGGCTTGTCTTGGTAAATCTCTAATCTGCGCCCAGCGTAAATGAACAAACAATGATACTGCTCTCTCTAAAAGAGTTCTATCATAAAAATTGTTTACTTCTGCTGGTATTTCTGTTCGTGTAGTATTCGGCATTTTGTTTGATTAAAATTATTGAATTAAAACTTAACTATCTTAGAGTTTGATTTGGTATTAATTACCTTGTCTCACTCTGTTTTGCTCTGCCTCAAACTCCTCTTTTGTCATGTCATTGATATTCTTTCCACCTTCACCACCGGCACGGTTTGATCCGCCACCAGTTTGAGAGGTTTTGGCTTCCTCGTCAGCCTTACCTTTCCTGTCAGCACCTATTTTCATGAGTTTATCGCCGGCTACTTCGTAAAAAATAGCTTTTACAGGCAAATGGCTTCGGCTAGGGTGTTTTATATATCTTCGGACTTTTGCTTCAAACGGCTTGAAGTCAGGATTTTCAGCAAGAAAATCTTTAACATCTCTGTCGTCCTCTGCTGATTGAGTTTTTTCAATGATCGGGGCAAAGTTTTTGGAAACGACTTTATTGATAAGTGCCTCGTCCTCTGGCGCAACTTCATCATCATTGTCGTCGCCTGCGTCATTATCGCCAGCGTCGTCAGCTTTCGCTTTTGCTTTTGATAATTTGGCTTTTTGACGGCCGATTATGAAATCTTGCTTATTTAACACTTTACGAGTTGACGGTTCTAATCCGTCGTCCTTATCGTCCTTATCGTCGTTATCCGATTGAGTATCTTTTTTGTCGGGGGCTTTGGCTTTGTCTTTATCGTCTTCACTTTGTGAGGTGTTATCGTCGCCTGAACCACCCTCTTTATCATCAGCGCCCTTGTCGGCGTTCTCATCTCCGTCATTGGCGTTGTCAGCTTGGTTGTTGTCAGCACCAGCTTGGCTGTTCTCGCCTGCGTCTTGACTTGCGTCAGCGTCGGCGGCTTGATTATTTTTGTCAATCTCTGGCATATTTTTTTTGGTTAATACACATAATTATTAAGAAATGCCGATAACTTAATGATCATGGCTATCAGATATTATTATCTGACCTCGTCGGATTGATTAAATCCAACGGCAGAGCTGTTGTGAAGCTCATTGAAACCGCCTACTTGTTACTGCTGTTCGCAGTCTGTAAGTAGGAAATCGCCAAAGCCCCTCACAGAGTAAGACGGCTTCAACGAACTTCACAATATCGTCTGCAATTTTTGTTACTACACTAACTATTTAATTGTTAAAGTGCGCTATTGTCTTGATAATCTATCTGCTTTCTGTATTTCACTTCTTGTCTTAAAATAGGGATCAAACTCTTTCGGCACAATTCCGGTATCCTCTAAATGTTTTTTGTAATTCTTGGGAGTATCCCTAACCTCTATATTTAAACTTCTCATCTTCCTTAATTCTTCTACTTCCTCGTGGCTGAGAAGTGCTTTTGTTTTCGGATCAATCCTTTCCAAAATAGCCATTTCTAAATAATCAATATTATCGTTCAGTATCTTGCAAATAATCTGCCAACCCGGACTAATTGCCAAAGCGTCAAGTGCAGATTTAACATTCTCAACTAAATTAGGAGTGGCTTGTTTTGGTAATTCAACTGTCCTAAACGGGGTAGCCTTTGGCTTTCTTTTGGCTCGTGGTTTTTTTGTTGTTTTTTTAGCTGTCATAAAATTATTGGTTCATTGTCGGCATTGATCTGCCGGCCCCTGCTGGTGCATTGGTAGAAGCAAACTCGGCTGGCATATTAGCTTTATCAACTGGCTCATCAGGTCTATTTCGCGCCATATCAAGTTCAGGTTTAACTCTCTTTAACATCATTGCTCTTTCGTGGGCTTTCAAGTGGGCAGTTTTTTGTGGGGTATCAGACGCCTTATTATGAACCTCTAAATGAATAAAATCGTCATCATAGACTTGAACCGGCACTAATTCGCCTTCATCAAGTTTCTCGTTTTCAGTTTCAGCATTTCTTTCGTCAACGGTTGGTGGCAATACCATTTCAACTTCTTCTTTAGTAAATCCGGATAGTCTGCCGATTTTCTCTAACGCAAATCTAACATTGGCACTCTGCGGATCAGTGGCCATAATATCTTTAACAAATAATCTATATTTTTGAAGTTCGTTTAATTTAATAGCTTCGGATATAACTTTGCTCTCAATCTTAATGTCAGGATCAACACTGGCAATAATATTCTCCCGAGTTAATGCACGCCACTTTGCACCCATAGCCCCAACAATTCTAATAACCTTCTCATCAATATCATCTTTAAAATGTGTTTTATAAAGTTTATACCATTGCTTCCAAAATCTCTTTTCTGACCAACCAAATATCTTTGCTGATAATGAGTAACGAGTATCAACCTTTGCTGATTGTAGATTAAGTTCGGTGGCCGTTCTCTTACTCTCTGTCTGCATGCCTTGTTGAATATCAGGCGTGGCCGTAGCTTTTTGAGCCGCGACATCTAAAACTTCTAAAATCCAATTAACCTCTGCTTTAACTGTCTGCCTCTTGACTTCCTCAACCGCACCGGACGGACTACCGTCAACCGGAATATGTTTATTAAACTCAACATTCAAATCGCCTCTATTCTTAATTTTATTGGTATCGTAAAGATAAGTCGGATTAAGTCCCACTCTTATACCTTCAAGCCCCAAGTTCTGCACGACTGACCTTGCTCTTTGTTTATCCTCAATCAAATCAGGAATAGACACACCGTCCCAATCATGAGCCATAGGATAAATTGACCTGTCATGTATTGGCCATTCGTCTTGTTTTATTTCAGTATAGCGGATAACTCTTTTACGATTATCAGCCAAAGTAACTAAAACCTTTTTACCTTTCCAATGAGTAAACCATTCTAAACAACGATAATCTGCATTGTCGCCTTTCAAATCAGAAAACTTGCTAACATCACCAGTTCCGTCAGCTTGCTGTCTTGCTTGTGCGCTAGCGTCAACCAGTGAACGAATATCAGTTGTATCGGGTTTTAATCCTTTATAGTTAAAATAAATACCGGCATTGTCCATATCTAATTTAGACAACCTAATTTCTCTACCGCCAAACTTCATTGCCCCTCTGCCTTTCCTATCTCCATTAACTGAAACTGCTCGCGGATCACGCAACCAAGTCATCATATCAACTACTTCCGGCGTTGGACATTTTAATTTACGATCAAATTCAAAATTGATTAATAAACCTCTGCCAAAAAATGACGCGTCCCAATCCCAGTCATAATCAATCTCGTCCTTTTCCATTTCGTCATAATCAAATTCTGCCAAAGAGTTTAAGTTCTCTGCTGTTTCCTCGTCGCCTTCGTCGCGACCTAAAAAATCCACCCCAAGCCGGTCGCTATAAAGCGCGGCCAACACAGTTTGGTGGATAGTAAATAATAAGGGATCGCCAACGGCAAGTTTGTCCCTCTTTTGGTTATTGTAAAGTTTTAATCTAACTGCCCATTCATCAAGTTTGGGCTTCATAAACCACCACCCGAGTTGATATTCTGTCTCTGTTTGTTTTATCAAACCGGAATAATCCTCGTCCTCATTCTTATAATCTTGATCAACTTCCTCAACCTCTGGCAATGGTTCTGCAATATCTTTTTTTGTTTTCGGCATATAGCTGATAAGACGATTTCCTTCCAGCTATTTATTTTTAAAGACTTTCGGCTTCTTCCCAACTAAGGGTGAACTGTGAACTTTTATTGCCCTTCTCATCAGTTCTAAGACTGCCACTTATATTGACATTCTGAACATCTGCCTTTGCACTTATAGTTTTAAATGCTTGAACTAAATCGTCAAAATTTTTAAACGAGATGTTTTTGTTAACCAGTTTTTTTGACATAAAATTATTTTAGTTATTAGTTATTTAATGATATTCTTTTTAGCTTTGTCCCTTGCCTCTTTTTCATCTTTAAATGTTTTCTCAATAACAGTTACGGCTATTCTTCTTAATATCTCTAAAATGTTTTTATACTGCTTATCACAATACTTTTCCGGTGCTATCTTCAACCAATAAAGAATTAAGTTTATAGTCGTAGGTCGAACAGAAATGTGCGCCGTATAGATTTGATTATTAACTACCGTCAAATACTCAAAATGTGAACCAAAGTTGCGGTAGTATATCGGACAACCCCGATATTGTTTGACTTGAAATGTTTTAATTTTCATAATCTTATTTTGTTATTTTTATTATACCACAAACTATAAAAAAGTAAAATGCTTATGCTGGTTTGTCAAACGGATCATAACTTTTACGCTCATTAACATTCTGACTTCTCTTTGGCATAGGTATAAAGACCGGATTTTGAATTAAAATGCGCCCGATATTCTCAATAAAGTGATCGTCCTTATCAACTGTTTTCTCTTTCCTATCTTTTCTCTCGGCCATTTTGCCTAACCACTCGTCCCACCTGTAATGTTCAAATTCATAAATGGTATGTTTACAAGTATCAAAAATATATAATTCAGGCGACTTGATAAATTCCTCTCTATCGTTTAGATTGACTTTCTGATAAGTTAAAGCGTCCTCAATTTTCTTGTCTGACATGGTTCTGCTTTTAGTAGCCGGTAAATAATTCAAACCATAACTGGCCAATTTCTTTGCCAATGTTTCCTCTTTCGGTTCAGAGTGTTGATCCTCGTTATACGCCGCCGGTTCAAGTAGCTTCCTGACAATTCTATACTCGCTGTTTTTATCTTTAATCCTTCTGGCCAATTCTTCTGTCCCGCCCTGACTTTTTATCCACAATTCGTCAACGATTATTTTTGTCCCTTTATCATTAATCGCAATCCAAGTCCCAGCGTCCGGGTTTCTCGGGTGAGTATCAAGCGCATGATAAACACACCAGTTGCGCTGATCAATTTCAAATGGCCGGATAACATGTATATTTCTACTAAACTGTTTATAACGAATACCAACCAAATGTTGAAACTTACCATAAATACGCGCCTGCTTTTCTTCCTCTGAATACTCAGCAATCATTCTTTGAATATTATCGTGTTCCAAGTGTCCCCTTATTCCGTGTTGCCGACAAGCGTCCTCAACTTCGGCCTCAATATAAACACGCTGTCCCTTTGCGGCCAAGTCTTGATCAGGATTAGCAATGATATGATCATAAAGCCAAGCGGCGTATAACGGCGTTTCAGATATAAAAATAATTCCACCCTTACGCATACGACTGACGGTTGCTTTAAAAATTGCTTCCGGTGGTGGTTCATCAAACCAAGCCCAACCTAATGTAGCACTCTCAAACTCTTTAGTGTCCTGCTCATAACTCATCACATCAAACTTCCAACCGTTGTCAGTTGTCCACTGGCTCTTATATTGTTTAGACGCCTTTACCCCTTTGTATCTACCTATCGGAAACCACTCCTCTAATGTTGGAATTAAGTTTGTCTTTACATTTTCAGGATCAGAAACTATACGGCCTTTTTTAGGAAATGGCCAATCTTTATAAAGCGGGTGATTAAAGTATTTATTATCGCTCTCTTTTCCCCAAATAATATGTGCAATTATATTTGCTCCGGCCGCAGTTTTACCCACGCCGTTAGCCGCCGAAAATAAAGTTATAAAGTTTGGCTTGCCGTTAGCGTTTATCTCCCCAATTTTTGTTATAAATTGTTCACACTTACCGTTAGGCTCATAAAAACGAAACTTCTCACCTTCAAACCTAAAAATCTTTTCTTCTTTGACCTCTCGTAGTTTAGACAAAACAACTTCCGGCTTTGTATTACCGCATAAGTCTGCTATCTCTTGATCAATTTTAGTCTTTAGTTTTGCCATAAAATATTATAGGCAAGTCATTTTCCCAAGTCCCGTCTTGTCTTTCTTTGCAGGTGCAATATTGTTGTTTACATTTTACACAAGTAGAGTTTTCGCCCAAATCAATATAAGGTGGATTAAGTGTTTTTTTCTGTGCGTCTATTGACTGGTTCATTATAATATTGTATGCAACCTTTTCCTTTGTCGGCTTCAACCCGGAAGGGTCAAACCTTTCTTTATCTATTGATGAGCCACCGATTACTGGCTTATCATTACCGATCAACTCCCACCACTTGACCGGAGTTTCACTTTCAAAATAGATATTCTTTGCCTGTGTTAAATCGTAGCAATGTTGAAATATCTCACTGGCCACACCTTCCAAGTCAACTTTAACAGTTTTTAAACCATACCAGCGCGATACTTGATACCTAACTTTGATAAAATTAAACCTCTTTACTCTTTTTGGCCTTCTGAACGGAAAAGACATGCAAGGTTCTTGACATTCAATCGTGTTCGGAACAACCACACTTTTGCCATTTGATTGAATTACTTTTTTATGCTCTTTGGCTAATATAATTTTAGGGTTGATAATAACTCTGTCCTCAAACATTTTATACCAATTCATTTTCTTATTATTGGTTACGCACTCCCCAGCAACAACAAAAAAAGACATTGGCGTTTCACTCACTTGACAATGAGCGATCGCGTATGCCTTGTTATAAAAACCTTTATATTTCCCTTCGTCAATAAAGTTTAAAAGTTCTTTAGCTTCCGCCCTGATTTCCCGATAGCGAGAAACTGGCTTTGATAACTTATAGTGCATTTTAATAATTTCCATAGCGATTGTTTTAATTATTTAAAGTTGATTATATTTATAAAAGGTAGCGGTCATTATCATTCCGACACTTGCAGACCATAAGCGAGGAGTAGCTAAAAGGAAAATGAAAATAAAATAAACCTTGTCGGATACCCCTGCACTACCTTAGACCGAGAGGTCTTGTGCTGGACAGAATTACTTGTCTGTTAATCAAGAACGCTAAGCGTCGCTGTTAGGCCAAAGCTCGATTTACAATACTAAGTAAAATCTGCCCAACGCGAGAACTCCCGATACTATAATTATACACCTAATCTCTTTTTAATAAAAAGTCTTTTAGCTTCTTTTCTAAAGCGGCCAATTCAGCATTTGATAAGTCTTGATACTTTCGTTTAGTCAATTCAATCTTATCCGGTGCGTAAGCCCCTTTAACTTTATAAGCCATATCAAGCGCGTCCCTTCTACTTTTGGCGTCTGGTGCTTGAAAAAAAGCAACTTTTCCGATATAGTCGTCAGGTTTTATGTAAATTAAACGACAACCCGGCACGCTTTGAACTATCTTTTTGATTTCTGCGTTAGTTAATTGTCTTTTTTTCTTGCCTCTGCCAATCTTTGGAAATACAAGATGACTTATCTCGGACGACCTTAACAAGTCCCCGTGAGTTTGATAAATAATCTCATCAGATAAATGTTCGGCAATTAGTTCCTGCGCTGTTCTACTTTTTAAAGCCCGACCAGTATCAGCATAACTTTTAGAATATCCAGCGTCAATTTGCGCCTGTCTTATAGACTTCGGTTTTTTGACATTCTTTTTCCCTTTTTCTGATAAAGATTTTATAACTCGCTCGGCTCTCTTGTATGTCTTTGTATTCTTATTGTAAGACTTTTTATACATAATGATTTATCTAATGATTTGAACTTATAATTATTATACCACAAAATTGATAAAATAGTTATTCTTTCATAAATAATGTAAAACCTCTTGGCGTATTAAAATAAACACTCGCCAATGGTAATTCATTTGCTAATTTATGGATCGTCGGGTGTTGCGGTGCAGTGTCATGTAAAGCGATCAGCGTCTTTGATTTCAATGCCGGTAATAACTCCATAATCTCTAATCCTCTGATTGATCCCTTCGGCGAACTATCAATGAAAGCAAACTCAACCATATTCTTGCATTGCTTCGCTAATTCTAACCCTGTCATTTCTAAACATTGCGCGATTTCAGTTAAACCTTCCTTTTTTATTCTATCATCTACAAACTTAACTCTATCCTCTAATGTTTCGCACGCAACTATCTTTCCATAATTATTTTTTTTCAGGGCTTTGGCCATTGCTATTGTAGCGTCGCCCAAATAGGCCCCAGTTTCTATGACAAAACCCGGCTTGATCAACCTGATTAGTCCAAATAAAAACTCCGCGACTTCGTCCTCGCTTGACTGCTCGTCGCGCGCTGTCCACATTTCGTCTTTGTCCAGCAGATACGGATTGCGTCCGTGTGTTAATTCGTGTTCGTTTGGCATAATTATTTTTTATTGATTAAATTAAGCTCTAAATCTTAATTTTGGTTTAACAAATACCCAAAAGTAAGTATGTATTTTCCTTAAATGTCTTTGTGTTAAATTACCATTATATATTTTATTGGGTTTTACTAAAAT